TTGATATTATAAACGCCCTGATTTATACTGGAGTCGAAAGACTCTGAAACTGGGCCTATCCTTATAAATCCACCCATCAGTTCCGCCAGGACTTATGGGTATGAATGAAAACAACTGAAATAAAGGAAGCTATATTGAAAATTATTTGAGTGGTAGAAATTGGGTAGGAAATAGTAACTAGCTTGCTTATTCTACCCAATTTATACACTTTACTTACTATAAAAACACTACCTTGTTTATGAATTAATTCACAATAACAATGCAAAAACTATTTTAAGCTACATTAAATTATAAAATAAAAAACATGAAAAAGATACGTTACAACAGCTTTATAGCAAAATTACTCTGGGGTGGATACAATACAATCACTCTTGCCGCATTTGTATGCACAAAATACAATAATAAGGAAGAAATGCCCCAGAGAATACGAAACCATGAATGCACGCACGCAAGACAATGGGTAGAGTGTATGCTTGCAAGTGGAGTTGTTATATGGGCCCTGGTTCTTTTTGCAGGAATATCTGCATTATGGTTTGCATTGTCTTTTATTTCATTCTACATTCTGTATGTATTGGAATGGCTTTTAAAGATACCATTTTACGGTAAGAACGCATACGAGAATATCTCTTTTGAGCGTGAAGCCTATGCTTGTGAGAATGACAACAATTACATCGAAAACGGTGATTACTTTGAATGGATAAGATACATTTTAAGATAATCGTATTAACACCTTTTTATTAACATAAATTCAGATATATATGACACAGCTTAATTTTACAAAGAATGGTAATTCATGGAGTTCAGATGAGATACAGGTATCCTCTGATTTCAACATACACATTGAGAGAAGCCGTCCGGCACAGTTCAACATAATGCAGAAAACAAGCGGTGAAAAGTGGGCCGAAATACCGGAAGCAGAGAAGTACGCAAACAAGAATGTAATTGACGTAGACATACAGATTCTTGTTCCTAAGAGCATAAAGATAATCAGCTACTCAGAAGTTACACAGGCTCAATACACGACAGTATGAGAACAAATGTTATAAAAAGCCGGCTAAAGGCAAACATAATAGGTGATGGAAGAAAGAAATCAAATCCTTCACCTCCTGAAGAAAACATAACTGATGCGCTTCTTATGGAAGACGGAAGCCTGTTCTTAATGGAGGACGGAACCTACTTCAAGCTGGAGAATCAGGAAAATTCTTCTGCACCCAAAAAATCATATTGGAACTTTTAAACATTGAATTATGGCAATAGAAGGAACGAAGTTATCTGAGCTTAAAAATAAGGTTGAAGATATAAAAGGAACTGAGCGTATATACGTGACGGATGGAAGTGGTGTGCCTAAGTATATTGAGACAAGCCAGCTAGCAACTCAGAAGGACTTGGGGGATATTGAAAAAATACTTGACAAAATTATAGGAGGTTGATTATGGCAATATCAGACAAATTACAAAGTATTCTCGATAGCAAAGCCGCAATTAAGGCCGCTATAGAAGCAAAAGGTGTATCAGATGTTGGTGATGTGCTAGCTGAATACCCTTCCAAAATTAATAGTATTCAGAATGGAGCGAGCGACTACGAATTGGAAGCAAAAATGCTTGTATTACCCGTAAGCACTACCACAATTACGACCAAAGACAATAAAACAGCGGCAATAGCCACTAACGACCACATTAAGATAATTGATGAGAACTTCAACAGATTTACAGTCAAAGAATGGAATGACAGGTCAGTAGCTAATGGGTTTGATAATTCTCTTGTAGCTAAACCTATTGGTTTTTCTATGGAGTGTAACGATGTAAGGGTTGATGTAAGGTTTCCTTATGTGGGTACTATATGGAATTGTTTGGGTACTACAAGTGCGAACAACGCGATGCAACACTCTCTATATGAATACGACCAAAGAACAAGCGCAGGAAGCGGTGAAGATTACGTACCTTCACAAGACGGCAACCTGGGAACTAATACCATTGGCAGTTACAATGCGGCAGATTGGGAGATTACGGATAATGGAGACAACTTAACCCTTTATTGCGGCAACACAAAACAAAGTTGGACTATGTCGAAAAATTGCGGTAACGCCAACTTTATGGTTGCATTCAATTACAAAGACAGAAACGATGCGATGATAGCACAGAATGAATGGATGCGTCATAGATTCGCAATCTGTAGCGGTATTCAGACAACTGAATCTGACGGAACGGTTAAGAGTGTCGAGATACTTAATGCGAGCGGTACACAGGCAGCAGTCGGTGAGGATATGTATTTCTATATAGACGGACAGAATACTACACTTAAGGCTAAGTATAACCTGAATAACAGGCACGCTGTAAGTTCGGCTTACCTGACTGACGAGATAGCGGAGTACATCTATTCAAAACAAGTAGAGAATGGAATTAACATGAACGATACGGGTGTTAATTCGGAAGATAAGCCTATTCTTGTTAGAGGTGCAAAAGGAGCGGAAGCTATAGCCGTAAACGGTTACTGGTATATTATCACTCCTTACGTATCAAGGCCGAACGGCACGCAGACAAACTTTGATTATAACATAATTGACTCTCCTGCAATTTACTATTGTGAAAGTGTTGGTGACGGTGTATACTTGTGTGGAGACAATGAATTGTTACCTATATGGACAAATAAGAATATCATAAACGGATTGATAAATTATTTGAGAACTTATGAAGGAAGGACAGAAGAAATCCCATCTTATAACAGCGGCGGCGCCTGGTCGTGCGTTAGGTTCGTTGGCAACTACGCGTGGTGCGTGTATTTTGGCAGTGGCAACTGTAGCAACGTTTACGCGCGCAACAGGTGTAGTGTGTGGCCGGCCTCGGCTTTCTAAATTGGTATAACCGATGGCGTGCGGATGCACGCTATCTTAAATGATAATGATACGTGAACAGAGCAAATCATAACAGACTTAACACTCCGATAATCACAAGAGTAATAGAGTTGAATAAATACCTATTACAAATATCGGAAAGAGCAAAGAACATAATCAAGAGAAACTACTTGGATGCGGTTCTCAAGAAAGGTGCAACTTTATTTGACTACGCAATGCGTCAGTTGAAAGGATTGGACTACAAAAAAAGGACGTCTGATTTGGTTTACGAGATACAAAGTAGTGTATACTTTATATCCGCTTTAGGCGGATGTGACGCAAGGTCATGTGCAATAATAGACAGATTTTGCGATGAGGTATTGGTAATGCTCGGGAAGTTAAGTAACGTCAGCCCCGAAAAGTCTTGAACTATGTCGGCAGAACGATTTTTATTGAAAGGTCTCCATGCTTGCGATATGCAAGCTATGTCGAATAATGGAGAAGAGAGCGGCAACGCCTGGTCGTGCGTTAGGTTCAATGGCAACAACGCGTGGTGCGTGTATTTTGGCAATGGCAACTGTAACAACAATAACACGAACAACAGGTATAGTGTGTGGCCGGCCTCGGAGTTCGATAAGATAGTAGATGATTGGCTTCAAGCTGAAAGAGAATGCTATAAAAACAAGCATTCATCATTTGAAGCTGCACGTTATCATTATCATTTGTCTAATATATACGACTTGGTTGAAAGAGTAAAAAACAATTATAAACCAACTACAAGTACATGTTTTGTGCTTCAATACCCGGTGTATAGGGAAGTTTTTGCAGCCAATTATACGGACAGAATAGTGCATCATTATATAGCACCGATGATTAGCACGGTAGCCGAGTCAGTTCATAGCATAAACGGGAATGTAAGCCATGGGAACAGGACTGGTTATTCATCGTCTACCGCAGTAATGCAGATATATAACAACATCAAGGAAATGTCAAACGGATATAGAGATTCATGCTATGTGTCAACGATGGACGTAAGCGGATTCTTTATGTCAATCGACAAGGAGGTGGCATATAATATATTCAGGTATTATTCGGATTTATATTATAAAGGGAGCGACAGACACGATAAACTTATGATTCTGAAAAAACTTATGGAGCATAATCCTACAGAGGACTGCATAAGAAAGTCACCTATAAGGATGTGGGATAATGTTCAGAAAGAAAAAAGCCTTTTTGGAGCAGGATACGGAAAAGGTCTTCCAATAGGTAATTTCTACTCTCAACTTATAGCAAATATTCTGATGTCCGCTGTTGACGAAAGAATCACAAGCATTGACGGATTGAAATACACAAGATTCGTTGACGACATATGTCTAGTCGCTAAGACTCCGGAAGAAATAGTTGAAGCAAGATATATATTGTATGACACTCTGAACGATTTGAAGTTATTGCTTCACCCTAAAAAATTTTACATACAGCCATATTGGCATGGAGTTAAATTTTGTGGCAAGGTTGTTAAATGCAACCGGATATACATATCAAACAGAACAGTTGGAGCAATAACGGAAAAAATAAGAATCTATTCTAAAAACCCAAGCCTGAATACAGCAAAACATTTGATGCAAAGCATAAACAGCTACTTTGGATTGATGAAAAATACGGCATCTTTCAATATCCGAAAAAGGATAATGGGTATGGCTTTAGATAGTTTCTATGAATGGCTATACTTTGTAAAGAAAGGAGAAGTTTATATATGTAGAATAAAGGCTAAATATAACCCTGTAAAAACAAGTATTCGTAACGCTAATCGTTTCATAAAAAAGCATAATGGGAAGAACAGATATATACGGAAATCTAAAAATAGAAGAAAATAACGGAGTATTAATAGCTAAATTCAAAAAAAGTATGAAATACGGAAAATTAAACAATGAAACTCTTGATATTAAAGAGGTTGAAAATGGAATGGAAGTAGGCGGCAGTCTTACCGAACAGCAGATTATTGCAAATGGGTATAAACCCGTATGTGAAGTGGAGAAGTCTGGCGATTCAACTTTTTGTGTGTATAAGGAATACGATGTATGCTTTGTTCAGATATGGAAACGAGACGGCGAAGAAGTGCAAGAAGATGAGATTTGGACTTCTGAAAGCGAAACAATGCCTAAATTCTCTGATTTGGAAAGGTTGAAAAGAGACATAGCTATGGTTAATGAGGATATAAACTCATTAGGCCTATCTAATAATGAAGCATTGTCGGTAAAAGAGTTTTACCCCGTGTGGTCAGCAGATAGTGTTCCGGTTGAGAAAGGTGAAAAGTACCAGTTTAATGGGCATCTCTATGAAGTTGTTCAAAGCCATACAACGCAATCGAATTGGTCACCTGAAAACCAATCTTCTTTGTGGGTAGAAGTAGTTGAAGGCCACGCTGGCACATTGGAAGACCCGATACCGTACAACGAAGAATTAAATCCGTTATGGCAGGGAATAATATTGGAAGAAGGAAAGTATTACGCGCAGTCAGGAACAGTGTATAAGTGCACAAGAGACAGTGTAATTAAACTGACACAAAATTTGGCCGATTTGGTTGGCCATTATGTTGAACAAATAAAATAATAATCTATGAAAGTAATTGATTGGTTAAAGGAAAGCAACAGGATGTCACATCTTAAAGCAGGATTTATAATCTGGATTGCTCTTATGTTTGTTTCTTCATGCTGTTTATCATGCTTCGATTCTATTTTAGGAATTACGAAGATGCAGGAAGAAGCTATTGCCATAACCTGCACAGTTTTGTCTGATGCGGCTGTTTTAATTGCTATGTGTTCAGTAGAATACATACAAAAATCGTCAGGAATAGGAAAGTGGGACTGGCTTGATGTGCTATCCGGATGTATTTTCCCTATTTTCGCTTCTTTATTTGTATTCGCATTTTCCATGATATATTAATTTGTTGTTATACATTACATATTTGTACTTATTTAATTTTGATAATAGATTTGTATTTGATAAATTTGTACAGTAATAACATAATAAAATCAATGATATATGGCGAAGAAAATTAAAGAAACGAAGACACCACTAGGCGGTGGATATGTGGGCCTTCCTAAGACAAAAACGACTAAGAAATGATTAAGAAACTGGTATCCTTGCTGAGGAATAAATCAGCAAGGATATTTTTTAAGATTTACGAACCATTTGTTTATTCGTTGTGTCTGTCCATCGTTTCCTGTACGTTCATGATTGATTACTTTTCCGACGGAACGTTTATTTCTCAGGAAGACTACGATAAACGGGTGTTTCTTATGTCTTTAATAGGAGGATGCTCAATACCCACAATAATAAGAATTATATCATATTCTTCGGGGTTATGCAAGTGGTATATGGCAAACATAACATGCCTTCTTATCAACAACATGTCCGGATTTGCCTACTACTTTGGATGGATAGGTTACATTCCATACGTGTTTATGGCAACCGGTCTTAGCTGTGCAGGGGTTATGAGTTTCCTCGTATTCAGGATATTCTACCGTATTACTGACGAGGTATGCCTCCGTCGCACAGATTTATAAGAATAAAGAATATCTGCAAACCGTATTGTCGGAGAAGTTCAACATCGAATTTCTTCGACTTTTTTATGCATGTATATACTCCGATTATTTCTGTAGATTTGTTTATATTAAACTTCTTCTTGATATTCTCTATATGCTTGTCTACCGTCTTTGTAGAAAGGAACAGCCTTTCAGCTATTTCTTTCTGCGGGAAACCATGACCGGCAAGTTCAAGTACTTCCATTTCTCTTTCTGTAAGTTCATGATTTCCAGCTTCGCTAATTGGGGAATTTTCCTTATTTTCACTGCGTTTCATGTCGTGTAACTTTGTGTCCAGCTAAGATAAGAATTAATTCTTAGCCTGCAAAGCCTGAAGCATTTAGAGGGCGCACAAAATAAAATGTTATGACATTAGATGTAAACAGCAAAAACTACAGTGTTACCAGTCAGGGACAGGGTAATTTGAACACGGTACTCGGTTCTCTAGGTGCAGCTTCATTCCTGGGATTAGGTGCAAACGGTTGCGGAAACGGAATTCTTGGCGGAATGTTTGGCGGAAACAGATGTGACAATTACGTCACGGAAAGAGAACAGAATCTTGCTATCGCGCTGGCTCAGGCACAAAGCAAGGACGTTGCGCAGTCTTTCTCACGTGAAGAAGACACTAAAATCTTCAACGAAGCACGCAGGACAGACGAAAAGCTGGCCGCAGTTCTGGAAAAAACAAACACTGGCCTGATTGAGGTTGCAACCGGATTGACAAGAGTTGACGCTAAGGTTGCCTGCCTTGAAAAAGACATTGCCTACATGAAGGAAACAGCACAGCGCAACTTCGTTGACTCTAAGGCTTACACCGACATGCAGGTTTCACACGAAGCTCAGTTGCGTAAGGCCGGTGACGACAACATTGCAGCCTGGACCCAGACAGAGTTGAACAAGAAGATTGACGGTACATTGAAGCTTGACGGAGGAATGGTATCTTGGAACGGATGCCGTCCGGTTCTTCAGTCTTGCCCTTGCGGATCCGAACAGAACCCGTACTTCATCAATTCAAGTACTCCGGACGTAACAGCAATAACCAATGCTGTTCTGGCCGCAATCAAAGCTTCTCAGGCAACCGCATAACAAAAAGCCTAAAGGGGAGATATTTCTCCCCTTGCTTGTTTAATAAAAACACATCAAAATGGCATACAGTAATTCAGACATATTGGCGGCCGTGTTAAGCAGGTATGTACAGCCGATAGCAGTTCAGTTTGCACAGGCCAAACTAAGCTCATGGCCTGTAATACAGGGATTGGAAAACAAGGCAAAAGCTTCAGGATGGGTAAGCGGCAACTGGTCTATAGCAAATGAAATTTCAGCTTTTGTAGAACCTGTTACAAATGCTGTTGCAAGGCCTTTATTGAAGCAGTATCTAAGTAGTATCCCGGATGCGGCAATACCTGAAATGGCACATGGTCTTGTAGACAAGGCGATACAAAATGGAGGTCTTGAACTGATGGAAGGCCGACTGAAGTTTGACATGAATGACCTTCGGGAGTTAAAGAATCTTCTTGACTATAATCTTCCGTTAGCAAAGAAGGAGGAGTATGAAGTCATAACTTCAAAGAAGAAAGAAGAAAATCCGGAAGAAATTAAAAAGTAGAACTGATTATGACAAAAGAACAGATGATGCAGGAGTACGAAAGGTACAAAAGCAAAATAATAAATTCTAAAGATATTAAGCACATGGAAGTGTTGTCTGACGTGTGCGAATATCTTTTCGAGCAGGTGTCTATGAAAATGCCGGAAGTGGCAGAAAGCGCATTGTCTCACCTTGCAAGCACTGAATGGGACAACTATCTTTCCGAGCAGGAAGCTAAGAATATCAGTATTCGTACCGTAAACCAGGACGGTATAAAAGGCTTCCACTGGAATCATGACGTGTTCATCAAGGCGGTTGAGAGCCTTGGAGGTATCACGGAAGAAAAGCCGTATTACAACTCATACGCGCTCTGTGTAGTAGCAAATATGGTATACTCCGACCACGCACTGAGTATTGCCATGGATATGGGTTACAAATCTCCTGCCGAGGTTCCAAATGAAAAGATGGCCTTGTCTTGCTACAGGAAAGCCGTAGAAATGCTTAAGGACATTGACCACGGATTTAAAGCAAGGAAATACTTTAAATGCAAGATGTACAGCAATTCACCAATGTAAACTGGTTGATTTGGGTAATATGTTATAAATGAGGTCCTGACGGTTGTATAATTGTCCGGACCTCATTTATTTTTTGATGTTAAATCGGTACATTTGCCTTTATGGAAGATAAAGGTGTTATTTCTGGAGCAATACAAGGAGGATTTGCGAGCATCGCAGTCGGATTTGTAAGTGAATCACTTAACCACATGATACCGTGGCTTATAGTGAGTTTTGTTGTGATCATGACCGACCTTGCATTTGGTGTAAGGAAGAGTTTGCTAACAGGTGAGAAAGTCAGGTTTTCAAGAGCCATTCGTGCGACAATGGGTAAGATGGTGACATACTTTGCATTTGTTTGTATGGTATGCATGCTTAACGTGGCTTCCGGATTGAACTGGCAGATTGACGTTTATTCCTGTCTGCTTGTATGCTTTATTGAAGTATGCAGCATATTTGGAAACATACTAAAACCAAAAGGAATAAGAATTGACCTTCTTGGAGCGGCTAGGGTATTTGTAAAAAAAGCTGCAAACGTAGACAGTGAAGACGTCAAATGTATTCTTAGAGAAGATAAACAGGATAAAAACGACAAAAACGAAAAAAATGAGAAAGATTGAAAGAATTTTTGTTCACTGTACCGCAAGCAGGCAGAGTGCAACAGTTAATGACATCAAGGCTGAATTCAAGAAAAAGGGATGGAAGAATCCTGGATACCACTACCTTATTGACAAATCAGGAGTCATAAGCCAGCTGCTTGATGATTCAGGTGTAAGCAACGGTGTAAAGGGGTATAACTCTACTTCTATCAACGTGGCATATATCGGAGGTATTGATGATACCGGAAAAGGTGTTGACAACCGTACAGAGGAACAGAAGAAGTCGTTGAGAAACCTTCTGAAAATACTTCACAAGAAATATCCTGATGCCGAGATAATGGGGCACCGTGACATCAGTCCGGACCAGAACAACAACGGAATTGTTGATTCATGGGAAAGAATCAAGGAATGCCCATGTTTTAACGCAAAAGAGGAGTACAAGGACTTATGATTTCTGACACATTAGTTGTCTTTCTTATATTCGTCATGCCTGAAATGACGGAAGTGAACAATGGAAGACAACACAAGTTCAGGGAGCTTTTTGAACAGGCTGACAAGGATTTTGACCGAAAGTACGGAATTGATATTGAGAAACTGAAAAAAGCTTCTTCAGAAGCCGTAATTGAAGCGGAAGAAAAGACAAAAGAAGAAAAGAAAAAAGCATTGGAACCGATAAAGTTTGAATGGCCATGAAAGCAGTAATTCTTATTATCATTTTGGTTTTATCCGGGTGTGCATCTTCCAGGAAAAGGAACTCGGAAGAGTACATAATATCTTCACTGGACAGAATAAGCGAAAGGGCGGATTCTGTTACAAGAAACATGTATCATTATTCTGTAAAAAAAGAAAGCGTTACAGGAGAACTTGTAGTCAGGAGTACGGAAACAAAATTCTCCGCACCTGACAGTTCAGGGAACCAGCATATAATATCCAGAACAGAAACGGAGTCAGTGTACAAGGAGACATCAGACGCAAAGACAGATGTATACAATGAAGACAGGATGCAATCCGGATCGAGAATAAGGGATTCAACTCACCAGGATATAGTCTATTCAAAGGAAGTTGAGAAAGAAACAAAAAGGCCGGCAGCATTGACATGGGTAATAATATCTTCTGTAATAGCTTCGCTGGCATATATTATATACAGATTCATACTGAAAAAATAATATGCTGGATATAGTCATAGACATAGATACGCAAAAGGTATACGATGAAGTGTATGCAATCACATCACATACAGGAAAGGCAGCAGGTAGCATAGACGGAATATCATTGTCAGAAGATGAGATAAGAATTATAGAGCCGTTCATGAAGGAAAGTACCGGAGAGCTTGGCGACATTCTATCGTATTACGGAACATTGTCTGTAAATTCCGATAAAATATCCGTTTCATTGTCTATGCCATCCAACTGGAAAGAATCTCTTAAAGATTCTCTTTCGCAGTGTATTTCCAATTACATATCAAACTCTATATGCCAGAGATGGTTTTCAATTTCTGACAAGGAGGACGTGAAATACTATGCCGACAAAGTTCTTGTAAACGAAAAGAACATAAACAAGATTTTAAGCGAAAGGGAAAAACCTCAAAGACAATAATAAAACATGGATAAGAAAGCCATACTCGACAAAGTATACACACGGACCTACTATATTGGAGAGTCCAGAAAGAGAGAAAACATAGATGCAAGTATCATTCAGGCGTGCGAGGACAATTCCGACATTCTTGAAGACTATTTTAAGTCCGCATTGAACGAGCTTAACTTTTACTCGCAGAAAAGACTTGTAAAGGTTGTAATGAACGAAGAAACAATAGAAGTTACAAGCGAAAGGGTAAAAAATGAGGAGTTAAAGGAATGCCTTGAAAATCTCGTATCAGACTATCTTGCAGAATATGTGCTGTTCAGATGGCTTTCCGACAACGGATACGGCATAAGTCCTGAAGGAGTTTCAAACGCCCTTGAAAACGTGAAGGACTGTATATGCGCTCTGGCACCTAAAGTAAGAAGAAGGGCCGCAAACATGGGAATATAAGAAAGGGAAGCTAAAAACTTCCCTTTTCTTTTTTTATCTGAGCCTGTTTGTAAAGCTTTCATCCACATTCATTTCTATGTAGTTGATTGATACGTCAGTCCTAACACCTCCTACAAGACACACCATGAAGTATTTGTATGGCCTGCTCTTGTTCATCTTTGTAACCAGGTCCCTTATATCAGACATCTTTTCCTTTTTAGCAACCAGTTCAAAGTGTTCAGCGTCATTTGAAGCAAGTACATACATTCCTACGTCAGAAAATATATCTACCGTGTCACCTCTGAACATTACCGGCTCACCTTTTATGTAAAGGTCGGAAAGGCTTCTTTTTACTATTCCCCTTAAAGCTGTCTGAAGTATTCGCTTGTGTGTAAGAGTACCCATCTTGATAGGCCTGCTTATAAGTGCTATGGTAGACACGCTTCTATGGGTGTTGTTAAGGTCAAGTATCTGGTTCCCGCTTACAGCCCACGTGTAAGGGTAGGAGTTGACGAATGAATCTATGTTCTGTGATATTTTATGCCATTCCCCGGTTTTCAATGAGTAAACGTACGAATAAGGAAAATTCATGTTTGCAACAACAATTTCCTTTGCTTCATAGTTGTATCCTATCTTTGCTTCTTCTATATAGTCAGGGAACACAACGCTTGATATATCGTCACCCAGAGAAGCTACATCTAATATCTTAACTATTATAGGTGAAGATACGGAACATGAAGGAAGGAATCCGTATATCTTTTCCGAGATTAGCTCTGTAACAGCTCCGTTAATTACCATAAGACCGCGGTCGGTTGAAAATGCGACCATAGTATCAAGTCCGCATATAGAATCCGGATTGTTGCACACGTCACGCGTAACAGGTGTCTGATTTGAATATGCTACTTCTCCGCTTCCCACATTCATGGCGTATATACCGTCTTTGGTGAATACGTAAAGAGGGAACTGGCCGAACTGTCCTTGAGATAGGGCCACGACGTTTGACTGTACTCCGACAATATCAGTATTGAACTGATAAACCTGGTCAGCAGGAAAGAAAAACGGATTGTTCAGGTTTGAAACATACATTACATTTCCTTTTTCGTAATCCATGTTGTCTGTTGTTTCTCCAACTTCCATGCTTTCAAAATCGCTTATCTTTATAACGTCAAAGAACCCTGTATTTTGTTTAACGCTTCCTCTTTCATATTCATATTCCTTACAATAAAATGAAAAATCAAAGTAATCGCTTTTTTTCAAATCAATCTGGATTCCTACAACCGGAACATTATATTCATATCTATATATGATCATCTTGTATGCCCTGCTGTCAGGGTACATAATGAATGTCCTTATGTATTGACCTATTTCCCATTTCTCTATAACTTTATCACCGTCTGAAGCATGAATGTATATGTGTATCAGGAATTGATATTCCTTTGCGGTAGAAGACACTCTTACACCACTTGAAAGAGTTCTCTTTATTCCGATAAGATGAAGCCTGTTGTTATATGAATAAGACGATTTTGGCAATATTGAATGATGCGTGTTAAAACTGTCAACCATGTGCGGAAGGGTTGCAAGGTTATCTATAGAAACGTCAATATCAACAGATGCGCTTGTAGACCCAAGCTTCAACGATGCTATGTTATACATCAGACTGATATTATTCGCCCTTTCAACAGGAGTTTTGATGTCTGTCTCGAACTGCGATGTCAGGCGTGACGAACCTGCATTAAGGATTGTCCTGAAATTGTCAGTAGAGAATATTTCTATCCCGATTATAATGTCACTCCATGCGGAAAGGTCGTAATCTTCAAAAAGGAATGTAGGCTTGAAACATAATAAATTCGCCCACTTTGCAAGGGTTGTTTCAGTCTGGGCAAAGAATTCACCTGAATAACCTCCTGACAATATCAGCTCCTTGGGATTCTGTCTGTCTCCATAGGTAACTGTTACCTTATCATCAGAATCAAGGTATACGATTTGTATCTCCGTGGACTTTACATAACTTCCGTCAAACAGCCTGAAAGCCGCGCAAAACGCAGCAGAATAGCAGTAACACCCGTTTTTATTAGCTTCGCTAAGAACTTTAGTGAAGTTTCCATACCTTATTTCATCATCCCTATTTGATATTTCATCTATTTCAACGGAAACAGCTTTCACTTCCTTATCAATTCCAAACTCAGGTACGTCAGGAATTTCACCAAGATAAATATATGAACCGTTCCTGAAAATGATATACCTTATACCTTCATCTGTTATTACCGATATTGTATTTCCGATAAATTCTATGCTTTTTGCCTTCAAATCACCGGTCATTATAGTTTCTGATGAAAGATCCTCCGGCATTTCGTACATCTGGCCGGACTCGGTTATTCCTATATACCTTTTAGCTATAGAATGATGGTATATCTTGGAATACGTGTGTGCAGTCTGCTTTAGCATTATCGGTTTACCGATCGGTTCTATACTTGAATTGTTCACGCGAGCATTAATAAGCTCCATGCATTCACCGTCAGCACTTATTCCATCGTCAGTGTTACGGGTTATTCCCTTGAATTGTATCTTTATATTTTCCATAGAAGCAAATTAACTTATTACTTATCAATGTCATTTGCGTTTTCAGGAATTTTTTCTGAATGTGGTTTCATTTCTTCCATTTTACAATGCAGCATTGCAATAGCGTTCCATGCCACCTGAGCTATATGCAGACACCCTGTTTCCTGGTCAATTTCGTTACCTTTCTCAACTTCCGTCAGGTGCCTTAGCATTGCACCCTTGTATCTCTGGTATCCGTCAGGTAAGTTCTGCCACTTGTTGGGTCCGTATTTCTTGGCTCCTGCAGTATATACTTTCGCTATTTCCTCAAGCTCCGGCCATGGAAGAAGATCCATCATTATCTTATCGTCTTTACGGTCGTTCTTGATGCTATTGTTTTCAATTTCATCAATAATTTTATCGAGTTGGGAAGTATATATATGAAAACATACAGAATCATCTCTAATAAATTCACATGATTCATTATCAATATTTTTAATTGTTAATGTTTTACATGCTATATGACTTGCAAAATAATTAACTATTTTGCATTCTTTTACAAGATATTCATAATCTTTGATTTTAACTCTGTCACCTACTTTGTATTTCATAATTAAATATAATTACTTTATAAGTTCGAAATCATAAACAAATACGTATGGGTTACTATCCCAGTCACCTTTCTTGCCTACTTTGTCAATCAATGCAGCATAAGCATCTTTCGGCAAACAATAAGGTTGAATCTCGTTTGGAATATAATAAACATCCATAAAATGCGTATCTGCACTACCACACTGGCCTATTTGTATTCCTTCTGCCAGACAATCTTCATCGGATATATCCTGCAAACGCTCAATTCTTACGTTGGTAATTTTGATTTGATGCGGCATAAGTTCTGGCTTTACAAACATCTTGTTGCTCCATCCTCTGTTTTTACTTCCAACTATACAGGATATATAATCCCATCTTGGAGTTCCATCATCCATAAATCCACCGCAAGCCGTGTAATTCTGTGCAACAGCTACAATTTCACCAACACGGTATCTTTTACAAGACTTATCGTATTCAGTACCGCTAATAAAGTTATTATAAGCACCTTCTTTTCCTGAAAAATTAATTCCATAAGCATAACCTTTCCAGCATATACCGACATTTTCATCGTACATAGGCTGTGGATTTATAATACGTCTTGTCTGCGTCTTTCTTCCTTCAAGTACGGCTTTTGTAAGTCCGTACTTATCGTTGAACATTATCTTCTTCATATTGTAAATCGTTTTTAATAATAATTTTCACTGAAGTGCTTCGCATATTTTCAAGATGCAATCAACATTTTCTTCATTCACCCATTCCTTGGCCACATTCCACGCAATACTTTTACTCGCTTTGAAATTATCAATTCGAATACTATGGTGAGACAATTTTCCTTCTGTCGGTTTCAATCCCGACTCATGCAATTCACATAGTCCGTCATTGAAAAACGTACACCAGTCTCCTTCCTGCTTTGCCTGTATCATCGGTACCGGAGTATCAATGACCCCCATAATGATACCTGCATACCATTCCGTTGCTGCAAGCCTGTCTTTATATCCGGCTTCGATAAGCTTCAAGATATCTTGAGGTGTGCCCAAACAAGGCGTATGGCATTGCAGCTTACACAACTGACATTTGCATTGTACCGGCTTGCGACCGGTTTTCCTGATTATACGCTGTAACTGCGTTTCTTTAATAAGTAAGCTCATTTTTCTTCTCCTTTCAGGTATTCTTTATTAAAATATTTTTCTCTTATAAGCCAGTCAATCGTTGAAATAACAGCATCGAATAAATCTTTTTTCATTTCTTGATGCTTCACATCATATCCTAATTCTTCATATGTAACAAACCAATACATTCTATCGCTGGAGATGTCTAAATCGGCATTCGGGCGGTTTGTTTGTTCTAACGATTTGGGAATTAGCTCAAGTAAACGAGTAAGGCTCCATGCAGGGATGACATTACGCACAATGCCATGATAATTTTGCGTGATGTACGTATAGTCTATGCCGCTTGGGGCCATTTCGATATGACAATCTGCCGTTTCCGGATTTATCCCAAGCAAAAGCAGTTCCTCCGACTGCTTTCTGGTAGTGGCGATTTGTGATTTAAATTCCATGCTATTCTTCCAAATTATAATTCCAAAAACTAAGTTTCCCTTTTACATTCATAATCGGCTTGTCAAACAGTACCGCATCCTTCAGTACCCAGTTCCAGCAGCCTTTCTCTGCCCACACTGAAGGATGGTTCTGTACGCAATCTTCTATTACTACACTACCAATGATGGCGCCTTTCGGAAGTTCCTCATTATCTCCGTAAAGTTTATTCTTGTGTGGAATTACTTTCTTAAGCTGTTCTCTTGTTAATGCTTTCCATCCCTCCTTGATTGTAGTCTTTGCAGCATGTATCAGAACCCTTTGGCCGATGTACTTCTGAGGGCACTTCCAAGTACGGTTCTCGATGTATTTGATACCGTGAGCGATTAGGCTCGCCCACGGCTGTTTGATGGATATTGCTTTCATGGCTTCAATCCTCGTTTTCTTCCAATATTCTTAATACAAGTTCAGGCCTCCAATTCTGAATGAACCCATTGCCGTCAATATCCATGATGATGTAATCCCCAAATCCATTTTCCTTGGGGCACATGCAGCGTGGCACATAACCCTCATAAGAATAAATGACATTGTTCCCATCATCAATAAGGTCGCAACTGAACTCGTCGCACACCTTATAATGAATTGAAGCGGTAATGCCATCGCCCCAATTAATTATGCGTCCATTGTCTATGTCGATAATCGGCTTCCAATGCCAGTCGTATGCCCGAAAAGTTCTGTTTTGCTCTCCTATATACTCAGCACATGGCATTTGAGGTTCATTCTTTTCTTCTTCGCAATCATAATCTTTTGTACCGTTAATGTAACTATCTTGCCAATAACGAACGGTAGCATCTACCTTTAAAAATTTTACTTCTACTTCTACAGGTTTGTAAATAGTTGTCTTCATATTCAATCCTCCATATGTATTAAGTCCTTAATGTATGCCCATCGTGCCTTTGGGTGGATTGTATCGCAAACGTCATATTTTCCATAGTCCCAAATTTTACCATAAACTTCAACTATTATCAATTCTCCTATTTTAGGCTTTTCATTAGCATCATGCCATACTGAATTTATTCTCCATTGGGCGCCATCGGCAAAAGCCTTGTGTTTTTCCATCACAGATTTATTGTCAGTGAATCCCAATATGCTTCCGGAGTAATCTCCAGCTGCTTTTTCAATATCTTCTTTTGTCATAAATCTTTTCTCCTTTCCGCCTATCCCAACAGCCACCACATGACTGCCAGGAACAGGTAATACAATTTCGTTTTCATCGATTATTTCTCCTTTTTTCTACAAGTTGTTCAAGCCTCTTTTCACACTCTGCACATTCAAGTTTCTTGCGCTCCAGCTTCTCCCGGAACTTAACCAGCTCCTCGTCCGTATTCTCGTCAAAGAACAGATTGTTCTGACGGTTGTGCTCTATGTATTCATTCATCCTGCGTTCTGCTTTTGTTATCTGGGCTTTTGCAGAAATCAGCTTTGAAAGGCAGGAACTCACTTCAAGCGACTCTCCTGAACGCTTGTCGTAGTAGTAGAAAGAAGTGTACACATCATTCCTCGGATGCTGGCATTGCAGTCTGGCCACCCTCCATCTGATTACCCACATTCTTCTTTCGTACACTTCACGCGGAAGGTCGTATGTATATAGGGTGACAGATTGATGACCGTAACCATAGCAGATGCTGATTTGCACCCAATTCTCGATTTTCAGCTCCTTTTCTGCTTTGGCATAATCCTTAGCCATCTGGAACCAGTCGCCCATACTTTCTTGCTTTCCCATATCATTCAAATTTCAATTCAAGTTGTTGCCAACCTGGTTCTCTGTATTTGCGATTCGTCTGCATAAAAGCTTTCCGTAAGGCTTCAGCAATCTTATCACGCATTTCTTTAGATACATGTTTCTTATCGGCGTCACTATTCATTTGGAGTATCTTGTTAAGGCTTCCGTTTATTGGCTTTTCGTCAAGGAATAGGCTGTATTCAGTAAATATCCGGCTGCAATCCTTTGCAGCTTTCTCTTCTTCCGCATCCTGGTATCGCTCTATTACTGTTTCCTGGGCTGCTCTCAGTATTCTTTGTCCTCGTTCGCTCCTGCAACCATGACATTCATTCTCGAACATGACAGATATTGCACGCTTCTTACGGACATTTCCTATTCTAGCCCACCCATAATACACTTTCAGTTCACTCATATCACGCAACCTTTCGTTTTCTTATAATCTCCTTACAGATGGCCTCACAAAGCACACGGGCCATATTTACCTCTACAGAATTACCGATAAACTTCTTCTGGTCAGACTGGGGACCAATCAGTACATAGTCTTCCGGAAATCCCATTATCTTCTTGAGTTCTGCTATCCGTAGCATACGCATTTTTATGTCAATGATGCCATACAAAGCCATAAACTCCTTAATCTTGATTGTCATCGGACTGTCATCAGGTGTAACCTGTATGCCGATACCTCCTTCAACCTCTACCAGATAAGGCGGCATTTTATCCATCCGTGCTATCAATGTGAAACATGGGTTGTTTACAGAACCTCCGGCGCTGGCAAACTGAGGATTCATAAGGTAATGCCATTTGCGGTTGGCTGTAATGGTTTGAGACGGCTGTTCTATACTGCTTCCTACATTTGAGAAAGCTGTGTCCATTATCCACGGTTTGCAGCTTACCACATTGAACTTAGGAACCGTGGTTACTGTACCAACCGGTTGCTCAATGGATGTCGGTTTTCCGGTACCGTATTGGTTGTCTATGAAAACAGAATTTACCAATGCCAACCTATCTTTTGTTGTTACCGTAGGGGCTGGAAGTTCTACAGAATGGTTATGACCATTCCAGTAATAGGCCGATACGAAAGCATGATGGTCTTTGCAGGTAATCGTCCCGGCAGGTCCTTCCACAGATATATTTTTGCAATCTGGCTGTCCACTGAATTGTTTTGAAAGGAAAGACACCTGTACCTTGGCAAAACGGTTGGCCGTGGTCAGTACGCCACAAGGTTCGTCTATTGATTTGACCGTGTCCTGAGGTCTTGCTGTATTGTATCGGGATATGAATGCGTCCTTTCCTCCGGCCACGAATTTAATCAGACCGGCGTAGATACGTTCAAGAGTTTTCTCGGCCAGCGGCTTCTTCCGGCAAAAGATACTTTCTCCTTCATCTGAGAAGTCCAGCACTTCCTTGACCGGCTTCCACTTTTCCAATCGTCCAAACATATCGTTTTTCCCATACTTACAGTGAGTAGGTTCTGGAAATACAATCGGAAGTCCACGCTTGGCGAAGATACCGAAGAATCGCTTGCGAGTGGTGTATGCCCCATAATCGGCAGCGTTAAGAATGCGCCAGTCAAAATCGTAGCCATATTTCCTGACGTTGCGTTTCCACTTCTCATAGCATCGTCCTTTGTCCTTGCTGATAGGGTGCCCATGCTCATCCATATCGCCCCATGACATGAACTCCTCAACGTTCTCTATCTGGATGTAGTCTGGATCAATGGCCTCGATATAACGGAAAAGGTGTTCAGCAAGAGTACGACTATCAGCGTCCCGTGGCTGGCCGCCCTTGGCTTTACTGAAGTTCGTACATTCAAGGCTGGCCCATAATACAACCAGTGCATCCGGATAAATCTTCTTCATTCGTTCTACATGGGCCACCAAAGGAGATAGTTCCAAAGTTCTGATGTCCTCCGTGAAGTGGAGCGCATCCGGGTGATTTGCCGCATGGCTGGCGATGGCGTTTGCATCGTGGTTTACACAAGCGACAACTTTCGCACATTGTTTGTCTTCGTAGCGTGCGTTTTCTACTCCGGTACTGGTTCCCCCGGCACCGCAGAATAGGTCTATATAGAGTAACTTTATCATATCAATAAAATTTTATATCAAAATATCTCCAACTGTCCTTCAAGTTTATTAAAGTGATTGTTGTTGCATGAATTCCAATCTTCTTCCTCATTAGTATCAAGATTAAGCAGCTTGGCCATACCTTTTTTGTCAGGTTCGATAACCTTATAGTGTATACCTGTATAGAAACTAACTATGTAATCACCAGGATTTAATTCACATGGACTTATTGGTTTTAAATTCATTTTATGTAAAGTTTAGGTAAAGTGGATTTTAGAATAAAGTTTGTTGTGTTATTGTTCCAGAAGCTGTTTCATATTCATTCATGCACTCTTCACGAAATCTTTTTTCCTGCGCATCGAAATAATCTTTGTCTATTTCTGTGGCAAAAAAAATCAAATCCCATCTTATAAGCTGCTATCCTGCTACTTCCACTTCCCAGGTGAGTGTCAAGAATCTTATAGCCAGGTTTTGCAAATGTTCGTAAAAGATAAGCATACAGGGCGATTGGCTTTTGTGTGGGATGAAATTTACCCTTATCAGCTTTACCTCCCTTATTCGAAATACTTACATGCTTAGCTGGTTTATCAAAAGAAGTCCAAGCAAATTCACATTGTGAAAAATTCTCCCATACCTGCTTTTTGTCCCAACATACAAAACATCTTGTTGGAGGAAGAGGAAAGTAATTACCTCCCCATATAATCTGATTTTTGCTGACACGAAACAATTCATCAAAGTATTCCTTTGTAGGACGGATATCCCATCGCTGAATATTTCCCCTGTTTAGACACCTGTTTTTAAGTTTACCTCTTCCGTGGGTACTTTTTTTATCGAGACCATACGGTGGATCAACTATAGCAAGTTCAAAGAACTTGTCAGGAATGGATTTCATATAATCCATGCAATCTATATTATAAACTTTGCTTATTGGCATAATTTACATACGGATTATAAGGTAAATCATAAACTGAAACCGCTTTCCCTTTTTGTATAAGAGAAAGAATATCGCTGAACTGTGCCGGACTGAAATTCATTTCACATATAACATTTCCTTCATTGTTTACAACAGGAGGATTTAGTGGGACAAAAGAAGGGTTCGGGTAAAGTATCGGCTTAACTTTAAAAAATGGCAGATAAATAGATTCTCCTGAATTTCCTTTCAGTTCTACCATTCCGTCACGAGATACGCTTTCAAGAGAAAGCAATCCGTATTCTTCTGAAAAAACCATAAGCCCATAGGCCAGTCTGCTGCCAATAAATAAAAGCAATTCATCTACTGCATTCATATTTTGTCAAATTGTTTTTGGAGTTCGTATTCAAAGAAATATCTTATTCTGGAGTTGTCACCTTTCGAAAAAGTAAGTGCATTAGCAAATGCAGACATGCAGGCTGAATAGCATTTGTCTTTCATCCTTTCCGATTCGTCCTTAACCTTCGACTGCTCGATAATGCTTGAAGCCTGAACAGCGTTGTCAATGATTTTCTCAGCATTAGAGAAACATTCATTCACTTCTGCATACTTCTTCTTATCCTGATGGAAAATACCACCATCTTTCTTAAGAATGAATATCCGGACTCCTTCTCCTTTTTTGATTATTACCGCGATGTCAAATCCCTTGTATTCCTTCTGGTATCCTCTTCCTCCTATATTCATAGGATATTCAGTACTTTTAATCATTTTCTTCTGCTCCCTCCCAAGAGCGGTATTACGTTAAAACTCTTGAACCGGTCTATAAGACGGTATCCGAACCTTTCCTTGAACTCATCAAGATCAAGATTGCTGGTTATATGGTACTTCTTGAAGTGTGACTGATATATCTCATACCTTGCATACAGGAATTCATCTATCACGCTGTCAAGCGATGTACCGTAGCTTTTCTGATTCTCAGTTTCAAGGCCAATATCGTTGATACAGATATTAAACGGCATTCCATCTATTCCCTTTCCTCCTTCCTCATTGTAGGTGTATCGGTCTATATGTCCGTTAATCTTGTAGTAGTTCATCATCTGTGTTACGGAAAGATTAAAGAACATGTTAGGGTTGTTAGTAAGTTTCAGGTATTCTGAAAAAACTTGCATTAAAAGCGTCTTTCCGGTACCCGGAACTCCGAGTATCATAAGGTTTTTATGTACCTTATAGTCTTTACCTGGGAATATATTCTCAGCAAGCTTGCAGTTGTTGAAGTAGTATACCAGAAACCTTATTACGTCACGGTTATATTCGTCAACAACAAACTCCCTGAACTCTCTTTCCATATATGCGGAACCTATCTGTTCTATCATCGCACAGTGACGGTCAAATTCATCATAATCTGTCAGGTCGAATTCAGAAACTTCCTGTATATCTTTCTTCATCCGATTTACGAGATTGTATATCTGGCTTGCTTTTAACTGAGTTTTTATCTGTTGTACGTTGTTTTCCATTGTCTCTGCATTTATTGTAGGCATCAACGCCTGTGTTTGTCCACCACCAGAAAAAGCGTCTTTTGGCATCATCTTTTGTGAGTACCGTTTTTTCCGAGCCGGTTGCACTTATGAACTCAAAGAACTTTTTAATCTGTTCCTGAATTATCTTCATGAAGTTTACGGCACCTATTCCGGACTGCCTGCACATCTGCTCTTTCCATAATTCATCAGACATAAGTTCTTTTTCAATGTCAATTAATGTCTTTACAGGAGATAAGGGTTCCGCCTTAATGGCAGATACCCTTAAAGACTTGCTCAGACCTCCCTTCCTTCCGGCATTAGCCCTTTTGCTGCACACATCCTTGTACTTCTCATAATCGCGGTCAAACTGATTCTTTACAGGAGAAAATGCAATCTTGACGATACTGTCAGAAACAAACTCTTCGTATTCCATATTGGTAGGATCGTCAAGGTGTTTCTGATATAGTACCATTGCCCTTAGAAGTTTTCCTGCCTGCGCGTCTGACAACTCACTTATTATGTCCATTGAATCCGTATACAGCAAGAACGAGTTTCGTTTCATGTCATATCTCTTATATATTCGTTAACCGCATCCTTGAATTCTTCAAATGAACGGCAGACTATATATTTGCTTCCGTTCTTGACAGCTTCCTGTTCCCATTTCTTCTGAGAATCACTCTGCTTACCGGAACGTGTTTTCATTTCGATGCAAAGTGCACCGTAATGACGGTTGCTCTTGAGAAGAATCAGGTCTGACACGCCCGGGAGCATACCTTCATCCTTCATGTACGCGCCATTCCTTGCAGATCTTCTTGCAGCGTTGGGAATGGCAAAAAGCACATAGCTTATGGAAGGATACTGCATCCTGAACCATTTAACGCACGCACATTGAAGACGGTGTTCTTCATCATCATGCGTCTTTTTACAGGTATTCTTCTTTATTTTGAGAAGGTCCGAAATACTGATTCTATTCTTCTGTGGCATAGGCTAAGCTGAATTCTTTAGGTATATACTGGCTAATCGATATGATGGTTGACTGTTCAATAGACGCATTGATAATCTTCCTTTCAAAACCTCTGTTTTTATCCTTGCATTCTTCTTCGAGCTTGTCCTGCTCGTCATCCAGGTATCTGTTGATAAGCATTATCGCGCGTTCTGCAGTATAAGTCTGTACGACAAACTGCCTGTTAGTTTCCTCCCTGTCCTCATCCTTTCCTTCTGTAGTAAAAATGATTCGTGCGTCAATGTTGTAGAATTTGGGTTCAGTAATGTCGGCCTTGTCCTCTCCGCATATATTCTTGATTTCCTCGTCAGAATAAAGTTCTGAGTTCTCCATAACAAGCTTTCCGAGTTCATCAAGAGGGGTAATTGATAGCTTGTCAACAAGAATTATGCAATAATCAAACTCCTTAATCTGGGTTATCCTGAAACTTCCCTTGAAATTGAGTTCCGTGAAGTCCTTAACGATTTCCCTTGCCTGATCTATAGACTGTGCTTTAAGCAGGAACTTCTTTTTTTTCATGTCACATAATACTTGTGCCATGTACGGAATAAAGTTGTCAGTTGTCATTTCGAACGCCATTCGTCTCTGATTTGATACTTCAACTTCCTGAATGGATCCTTCCTGAATGTAGAAGCTAATCTGAGATATTTCTTCTTTTCCAAGATAGGTTCCTGATTCATATATTATTTCGTTACGCTCAATGTTTACAACCTCTCCTGTATCATGATCCGCAAACGCTTCACTCCATGTTCTTTTCAGTGATTTTACCAGGAACTTTCCAAGCATTTTTTTTATGTCGCTTGTTACATATCTTACTTCGTCCTTTCTTGTCTCAACCTTCACTACGTTTTTTTTCTTTGCCATAGCTTACTCCTTTCTGTATTTATTGATTGTATTCATTATGGTTTCAACAGGAAGTGCCACTTCTGTTGTAGTTTTATCTTCATATCCCTTTATGTATTCGTATGCTTCGGGAAATGCTTCCTTAACTTTCTTTGAATTCCTTAGAGATAGGAGAGTGTTAACTATAGAATTGTATGTCCTGCTCTTTTCATCCCTAAGTTCTTCTATCCTTTCCTGTAGCACTGACACCTTTTCTGATTCTTCTGCAGTACACGGAACATTCAATCCACCTCCGCATGAACTTCCGTAAGGAAGCCATTCTTTAATTTCCACCCTTGTAACCTGTGAACCGTTTGCGATGTATACGGCCCTTGTTTGATAAAAGAATCTTGGATACTTAGTGAAAGTATCATATACCTGTTCAGGAATACCTCTTACTGCTATATCTTTCACTATATCATTAAGTATGTCATGTTCATTGCTGATACGTTCAGCTATAGGTTTCACCATTTTTGTTGCAACCTGTTCAGCTATTGCTTTTGTTATGTTCATAATTCGTATGATTTAAAATATCTGTGTGCCGCGCATTCGTCATGCTCCAGCACGATTTTGTACAATTTCTTCTGCTGTTTTCTGAATTCTATATCATTGTCATACAGCCGGTGATGTTCACGGCACATAGGAACCACATTCCATTTTTCCGTATAGTATTCAGGATACATTGAACGTGGAAGAAGATGTGCCGGATCAACGGCCGGCCTTCCGCATATACAGCATCTGTCAGGAAGCTCCCTCTTTATCTTGTTCATTTCATTGTTAAGTGCTTCCTGCTTTTTGCTTACCTTCCTTATCTTTACCATTCGAAGCGGAGATTTTCTCCGCAATGGTGTTCTCTTTTCTTTCATTTTGTTCGATTTTGTTTTCTCGTATATATTCCTTCAATGCTTTTCTGTAAGTTCGTGAAGTATTATATCCCCTGTTGTTGTCAGGGAAAAGGGAAATCACGTATTCAAGGCATTCAAGTATCGCTGCACGACTCTTCCTGCTTATCATATAGAATCAAGTTGACAAGTTCATCGAAGTAACATTCATCTTTCGGTATGTCGTCAGAGGACGCGGTTATCTGATTGGCAATGCTTCTTTTTTTCTGTATGAGGTTGTATATACGATGGTCTATACTTCCCTGACCGAGTGCGTTGTATACCGTAACATTGTTTTTCTGTCCGATACGGTGGCACCGGTCCTCGCATTGTACAAGATCCGCGTAAGTCCAGGGCTGTTCAACGAAAAGTACGGTGGAAGAAGCTGTAAGAGTTATTCCAACTCCTGCCGCCTTGATGGAACATATTATTATCTGAATCTCCGGCCTGTTCTGGAACACGTCAACGGAAGCCTGCTTCTGTATGAAATCCTGCCGTCCTGTTACCATAACCGAATCAGGAAATGCCGATTTAAGGCTGTCTACGATAGAATGTGAGGAGCAGAATACGACTATTTTTCTGCCGGTAGCAATAAAGTCTTTCAGGAAATCTATTACTGGATTAACCTTGCATAATGCAACGATGCTTCTCAGCTCCATGAACTGGACGAGTGCCTTATTACGCATCTTGGCGCGTGCCTGACCTTCGCTGCACGACTTGTATGTAATAAGATACTCCTTAAGGTTTTCTTCGGCCATCTTGTAGGCTTCGTAATAATCTCTCGGAGATTCCTTCTCTATGTCAATGTAGATGTCAACCCTTGTCTTGTCTGGAAGCTGTGTAAGCACGTCCTTCTTCTCACGCCTTATAAGACATGTTTCGTATAGCTTTTTAGAAAGTTCTTCAAGGTTTTCTCCGTCACCATATCTTGCTGTGAAATAAGAATTTCCACCGAAGTCATTAAGTCGGTCCATTATGGCAAGCTGTGATATAAGGTCACGCGGTCGGTTCACTACCGGAGTACCGGTAAGCTCCATGATGTACTTTTTACCGTGAGCTATTCCGGCAATGAACTTGGACTGCTGGGCCCCGGGGTCCTTGCATCTGTGGCTTTCGTCAATGATAACAGATTTGAACAGGCTTATGAAAGGGTTGAACACTATATCCTTAAGCCGGTCACCTTTACTGTACTTCCACACGAAAAACTTTCTCAGGCTTTCGTAATTGCAGATGCAGACGTCTGCCGTTCGCATTTGTAACAGATAACCCCATGTGGATTTTACGCTGTCGTTAAGTATAAGTGCTTCAACTCCGGCAAACTTTTCGAACTCCCTTTTCCAGTTAATCTTCAGTGAAGAAGGACAGATTACGAGGGAAGGGTAGGCACCTGCAGTATTTACGATTCCAATCGACTGACAGGTATTATGTGTAACTATACATTCGTCAGTTAAATACAATTCATCCGGAGCAGAAGTCCGTATGCACTGACATGGCTTATCACCTATGTATTCTACCGAAGATATATACCTTGTTACAAGAAATCTTTTGTTTACCCTCCATGAGCTTGCTTTTGAATTCAGGGTGAAAGGACAAAAATTTGTACGTATGTTGACTTGATACTCAACTTTCTTACCTTCTGATGTTCTGTCGTATGACTTTATTATGGCAATTCCTCCAAGAGATTCTACCAGTTGCTTAACATCGTATGCAAGCCTTTTACTTATGGTGTGATAATTAGTCTTGTTTTTTGTGCAGGAACCATCAGTATCCATTAATCCCCGTAAAAGTCCCATTCTTTGCTTAGAAGAACTGTATTTATATTTTTCAGGAATAAACTTATGTTCACTGGTCACATCAAGCCCCATATCCCTTATTGATTTCATATAAGCATTTGCACCATGATTTCTGTTAGATGAATCTTTTTTAGACAACAAACACCTGTTTATATTTCCAAATCTTTTACACGAAATCATCATGCTATTATCAAGTTCGTCAGTAATCAATTGCATGATGTGTAATTTTTCGTCTGGGAATGAAAATCCAACATTTGAACAGTTGCATACATATCCATCACCAATTATAGCTCCAAGAGTATAAGGAGGTATTAACAATTCTCGCTCATTATATTGCAATGGGCTGCATATTGGTATTTCCCATTTAGGAACGGGTTTTCTACCTGAACTTATCCTTTTTTCGCTTGACTTGAGATATATGCCGCTATCAATAATCTGCTTCAATGATTTAGTTACATATCCATTATTCCTTCTTCTCCTGTTCTCATCTCTTACATTCCATAGATGATCTATCGAACATTCACAGGAGCTACCATCAGAAAAAGTTATCTTGTATACAGGCTGATTTCCTTGAGGGAATACTCCAATTACATTATAAACTTTCCCGTCAGATCCAAAAATTTCATCATTTATAATTATATCACCCATTTTCTTTTTACCATAAGGAGTGATAATTACGGAATCTAAAGGCTGAGATTTTCCAAGTCCTGGTTCATCTCCCAAGAAAAGACGTTTAAGTTCAAGTCCTTTTATAATTCCTTCCTTCTGGTATTCGTATGGTGTTATGTTGAGCTTTATAGGAATTTCCATATTCCCTCCTCTATTTGTTCGTTGTTTACGCCCTTCAGGTAGTTCTTAAGTATGTGGTTTACCGAACTTCTGTAGAACTTCTCAAATTCAGTTTCGTCCATCTTGTCGAACGCGATTGACTTAGGAATTATTACGGACTGATTGCCGTAGTGTGACACCTCGTATAGTCCAAGGTCAACCTTAAGTCGTGTGCGCAAGTCTTCGACTGAATGTACGTTAAGAGAATCTTCCAGCCATTCAGGAAAATTGTCATACGTAAGCTTAAGAAGAGCAAAAAACTTTTTATGAAACTCGTAGTTCCTTTTCTGGCCAACTTCTACAAGAACATCAGTATTCCTTTTCAGGCTCCTGAACTCCTCACGGTCGCTGTCATATTTGGGAACCAGTCCGTTTTCAGTGACTATACATAGAATCTTCATGTGACAAACAGATAGTATTTAAAGGCAAGTTCGTTGTACTTATCAAAACCACGTCTGTATACCTGATCACCTCGTTCAATGAACTTCTTGAACACCTTGCAGTTTTTCTTGCTGATGGCATAGATGAAGTCTTTGTTCGAACCGGCAATATCCATATACCATGCGCGGCTTCTGTCCCAGTCGAAGAAGTCGACTGCTTCGTCAAACTGAGCCTGAGAAACAGCAAATGTGGTTTTAAGGTCGCCCCCGAAGCCGACCGAAGATAGGAACCAGTCCCATTTGCACCGGGTAGGAAGATGATACTTGAATCCGGTGTAATCGAACTCCCTTTCTTTTACCATGAACTTCTGTGTGTCAGAGTTTTTAAGTACGTAATCAAGAAATTCATCTTTCCTGGATTCCATAAGAAGTGACTTGTGCATTTCCCTTGCAAGTGCAAAATCATCTTCCGTATACTTCACATCATCAACGGTAAGCTGGTAATAATTGACTCTGTCAGGCTCCGTTATGATTGCATCCACAAGTGAGCCGAAAGCGAATATCTTCTCTTTATCCCCGAACTGAAGCCGGGGATAAAGGAGATTCTTAAGTTCCGTAAGGTCCGAATTGCTTACCTCGTTACGGTTGTAGTAGCTGTCAGGATTCATTTTGCCTTAATTTCGTCAATGTACTTCAAGTTGTCGGACTTGATATAGTCAGGATTCTGGCGGTTGGCTGATTTTTCCGCGTATGAAATCTGCTTCTTGAATACTTTTTCAAGTTCCTCCTGTGACAGATACTGTCCTTCACCAACCCACCAGTAGTTGAACAGATCAGCGTACCCTTTTGGATTCAACACCTTCACAAGCTTTTTAACCTTTACCTTGTTAGCCGGTGATGATACGCTTACTGCAGATACTGAGAACAGACTCTCCACATTGCTCTGCTTGCTTTTAAGTTCTTCTTCCTGTCTCTTCCTCTCTTCTTCGGCCTTTCTTTCAGCTTCTTTTCTTTCCCGCTCCTGCTGCTCCTTTCTCTTCATTTCTTCCTCACGTGCTGCTGCGGCTTCCGCATCAACCTGCTTCTGTTTCTCAATTGCCAGAAGCTCATTGTACTTTGATGGAAGAAGCTGCATGATGGAATCTTTCTGACCTTGTACGTCAAACTCGTACTGCTGCATCATCGCATACCCCTTGTCGATTGCTTTCTTCTGAATGGCCTTGACTTCTTCCATGCCAAGGGAAGACGGAAGCATTACTCCGAATGTGTATCCGGCAATTTCCTTCACCGGAAACTTGCAGTCGAAAGAATCAATCTGTGCGGAAACTTCGTCAAAATTCAAGTAGGTAAGTGAGGAATTGAGCGATATAAGACGGTTAATAGCCTGATTGGTGCGCTGGTTGAAGAATCCGAATATTTCCTTCTCGCACGCTTCAAGATATGAAGTCTTGTCCCTCTCAATCTGGGCCATCCTTTCGGCTTCCCTTCTTCTTCTTTCCTCTTCCTCGTATTTCTTTCTTGCGTACTGGTCACGCAGCTTCTGTGCCTTGTTGGCCGGTGTTCCGGCAACCTTCGGATCTATCATCGTTTCGAGCTGGGTGAATCCGGAACGTATCTGATCGAAGAGCTGTGTTACAGGTTTTCGTCTGTCATTCATTGCAGTAATAGTAACCCTTGATTTCTTGATATAGTCCTCAAGTTGTTTGTCTATTTCATCATTCATATCTCCTTCTGCAATTGACAGAAGTTTTTTACCGTATTCCACGCACGCCTGGCAGGAAACCTGATTCCTTTCTATAGCGTCAGGTGCTATTCTTGCAACTTCTACTATATCATTCTGCTGCTTGATAATTTGATTTTCCATATAGATTTATTTTTTTGTTAAACATTAGAACGGATCATCAGGGCTCGATGATTTATCAATCGTAACCCCCTTAGCCATATCGTTTACCGGAGGACCGAAAGGACGTTCATTCTCTGATGGTACTGAATCTGTCTGAACTCCGTATATATCTTCCGTCTTTTCAGGTTCCGGATCCTCAGACTGCAATACCGTGCTCTTTCCGACCTTAATCTTGGGATAAGTCTTGAAAGCGTGCTTGATTGTCTTGGCAATGAGGAAACCGGTATCTATACTTCCGTCATTCGAAGTGTAAAGCTCATTAGCCTTGCATTCGTATCTTCTTTCCCTCTCATTCCATTTTTTGTTTGCTTTGGAAGAGTAACCCTTAAGACGTTCAATCTCTTCTTCAAGGAGCCAGGAATAATCTACGGAACGGTCACTACGTACTATGCGGATGAAGCATCCTATTACCTGATGCCCCTTGTGAGGAAGGTTGCACTTGTACTCAACGCTTTTCTTCTCTCCGCTGACCGAGCAGGAAAATTCGTCATTGTCATATACAACGATCGGATTGTCAGCATATAGAATCTGACCGGCAGATGCGCGTATGACAAGTTCACCGTAACCGGAAATCTTCAGGGTGCATCGTGTTTCGTATACGTCCTTACCGTCAGTACCCTTTCCGATATTCACATTTCGCGGAATCAGGTATGCAGTTGCCTGTGCTCCGGGTTCTACTGACAGATTATACACAGACAGGTCGATGATGCTTGTATAGATTGAAAATGCCGTGCACTTTTTAAGGTAGATGCTTTCTGAGATAATCTTCTGAAAGTTCTGTCTTTCCCGTTCGAAGAAAGCTTCACCGCCTTCTCCGTGCATCAGGTTGTACACCTCTACGACTTTTTCCATTACCGCTTCGCAATCCAGAATGTTCTCTGCATTGTACTTCTGGAATTCACTTAATTTCAATGCTACGTTACTCATTTGATTTAATTTTTTGGTTTAGATAGTTCCTTAACTGGTTTTGCTGTGATTCGTCAAGAATCAGAATCTTTTCATTGAGGTAGGAATTATTTTCCTCCGGTCTCTGAACAATTACAAGATCTCCTTTTGAGGAGCTTCCGAAAAGCAGAATTGTTTTTTCTTTTTCTTCCATAAGACTGAATTTTGGTTATAAAAAAAGCCTGTCAGGTAAATCCTGACAAGCTGAAATTTCTAAGGGGAATATAAAGGGGATAATAATATACACTCATATATATTATATATCATTATCTGTAGCAATTGCTAGCATTTGCTACGTTTGCTAAAACTATTTCTTAACTGAATGTAAATCAGATGATTATTTTAATTTCAATCTGAATTTTCTTATTCAAGCTTTAATAGAATTCTATCAATTGAAAGCAACTTCTAGCAAATCTGGCAAAAGCTTGCAAATGGTAGCAATTGCTAGCATTTGCTAAGTATTTTTGACGAAAGTGTACAGCAAACCCATTTAGCGGACGCATTAAAAAAATAATCCGCTATTGATTTCTCTCTGTCATTTTTTTAATGAGCGCGTATTTACTAGCTCGCAGACACTGTCTTTTGCCGTCATCTTGCAGGACGTCTTGCGGGACGTCTTGCACGGTGTGTTTGCCATCTTTTCCACGGTGCACACTGCTTTCGCAGCCGCCGCCTGACATACTCAGACACGCATCAACCGTAACGCATTCCCAACGCATTCCCAACGCATACGACAATCAAGTGCCCTGGCGTATTCATACGCAATTCATAAAAAAATGCTTTCGATGTGGCTGATACAGGACTCGAACCCGTTCACCTTTCGGTGGACCCCTTCGGAAAATCAGCCTACCTCCGCTGCCTTGGATTGGCTACGCTTATAGGGTGTACGGCTCCCTTGGTTTAGTTTTTAATAATAAAAAAGCTTTAGAAAGCCCGAAGAGAATCGAACTCTTATCTACGGAAAAACCGTTATTCTACCATTGAAATACAGGCTCTGCCAAGTTGTGAATAGATAAAACGGAATTAATTATTCTCACGAACGTGGACCGTCACGGGCTTGAACCGTGAGCATAATTTATTTTAATTGTCCGGGCAGTGGGGATTGAACCCATATGCTACCTATTACCCTTTCTACAAGGTATAAGCTTGAGGGGATATGCCCGGATTTATTATATATAGATTCTATCTTTTACTATATTTATTATGGTTGTTTTAGATAAACCAAACATTTTAGCTATATTAGAATAAGATAAATGTTCATATTTTCTTATTTCTCTTATTCTATTAGCTATATCAATATCAATTTTACCGCAATAAAGATTTGAATCTTTCCCTTTTTTTGTGTTTAATAATCCAAGTCTTGCTGCTTCTTTTACATTATGGGAATATGTACACCATTCAAGATTTTCATAATTGTTGTTTAATTTATTCCCATCTATATGGTTTAATACATTGTAATTGTTTTTATTATCTACAAAATGTTTTCCAACAATTCTATGTATTGATACTGATTTATATTTGCCATTTTTACATAGATTTACATAGTAATATCCGCGTTTATTAATTCTTTTTCTTAGAATTTTACGACAATTACTTTTGTTTGATATGACTTCACCATTGTCTGATATTAAATAGTCGCCATTATAACCTTCGATTTCTTTTAATCTACTCATATTATTTGGATATAAAATTTAAAAATCAATTTACTAAGATATTAAAATACATTCAGGCCTTCACAGGAGTGAATGTATTTATCAAACCAAAACTAAATCTAATATGAAAAACACTCATACTATGGACAAATTCTGTCCCCTTCGAAGGCTTAAACCTGTCACGGATTTCTCCGGTGGAATCTTACCACAAGGGGTGCCGCAAGCGTTACCTTGTCTTTAAGGGACATACCCAGCCATTTTTTATAATCTAAAGCAAATTGGACTTGTTAATGTACCAAAAAGCCCGGATGCCATTACCGCGTTTCCGCTAAGCAACATTTCTTTATTGGTACACATTTTTATGTCAAGAATGTCAAAGACCGTTTTTTTATAGTCACCGGTCCGGGAATCGAACCCGGATCTGAAGTTTAGGAAACTTCCGTTCTATCCGTTGAACTAACAGGCGTCTGTTCTTGGCCGTCCTGGCCTCGCACGTTCTATTGATGCGTGCTTAAGAACGTCCCATGCGTTGCAGAATAGCTTGGCATTCTGCTTTTCGCTCTTCTTGGTGTATCTTATCTTGCCTGAATCAAGAAGCATCGATAGCCTTTTCATTCCTCCTACAATGGATGCGGATTCGCGAAGGCCGAAAGTCTTGTCATTCATGGCAAGGAATATTGCTGTCTCATTGAGCATCGTAAAATGATTTATTGTTAAGGTATTCTCTGGCAATCTCCGCGTTTCCGGCATCATGGCCGATTTTGCAGCGTATTGATTCAAGTGCGCTTTCGCTGATTCCTTCTACTATTTCGGATGAATAGTCCTTGTGGTTGGACAGGATAAATACTGATAATGCCGCTACAACCAGTATCAGGCATGATTTAGAAATTCTGTTCATCATATTATTCAGTTTTTAATGGTATTGCAGTTATGGTTATCTTAGATTCCTTTCTGTTCAGGGATACCTTGTATTTCATTACACGTGGGTTTACTTTCCTGAATGAACATTCGTATGCAAGATTCTTTGCAGACAGACATTTGTTCGGAGGAAGCGTCCAGCTCATTGATGTGCCAGGCTCTATTTTTTTAATATCTTCTACTGTTACTCTATCCATTTTTTTATAGTTTACTGATGCAAACAGAAAAGAAATTGCTATCTTTGTGTTAAGAGATTGTGTAAGTGTCTACTATGTAGCCGCTTCTTTTTTATTTGCATCTTGTTACCTACCTACTTTCTTACTTGGTGCAAATTTAGAACATTGTTCTGAAAAAACAAAGAAACACTCTGATAAATGCTCTGAATTAACTATTTTAAACATTGTATATGAGTAACGGTATAAAGGAGAGAACTATTCAATTTGTTAAGCATAAAGGCTTAAAAATGAAAGAGTTTGAAGAATTATGTAATTTGTCCAGCGGATATGTGACTTCTATGAGAAAAGGGTATGGGCAGGAGAAGTTGAACAATGTTCTGACTGTATTTCCTGAACTAAATCGAGAATGGCTTTTATATGGTGAAGGAAGTATGTTAAACGAAGATTTATCATGTACATCTTCATTGAAAAAGAAAGAAGAGAAAAGCGATACTCGCCCACGTATACCATACGATGCTGCTGCCGGAACTTTGACCGAGACAATAGAGGGAGTAACGGAATATCAGTGTGAAGAAGTCCCGGTTATCAGTGCTTTTCCTAAGTATGATTTTACAATACGTATAGTTGGAAGAAGTATGGAGCCTGAATACTTTGCCGGTGATGAAGTGGCATGTTTAAAAGTAAACGAAAAGCGGTTCCTTCAATGGGGTAGGGTGCACGTGCTTGACACAACCCAGGGAGTAGTAATTAAGAGAATATATGATAATGGAGACTGCATAACATGCCGTTCGTACAATCCGGAGTTTCCAGACTTCTCAATACCAAAAGAGGATATTCGTTCTTATAATTTAGTTGTCGGTAGTTTAAGGTTATAGCATTGTTTTAAAGTGTATTTAATTATATTTATTTGCACAAAAAATGAAAAAGAAAATATTTTTTATCCTATTTATATGTTTATCAATACTTAGTATTAAAGCTCAGAAAATTTTTACAGAAACAGATAGCTATTATCAAAAAGGAGAACAATACAAAGTAATAAAAAATGAATGTATAACACTTATAGCAAATCTGAGCCAAATAAAACAATATGGTAAATATTATAAGATTAGTCTTATAATAGAAAATGCATCTGATTATAGATTTGATTTTGACCCTTTGTCAATAACAGGAAAGTATATAATAAATAAAAAAAAAGAAGTATGTGAAAACGATGCATTAGTTCTTTCTTATGAAGATTATGCTCGTAAGGCAAGAAAACGAATAAATACAGCTTCTGTATTTGCAGGAATAGGAGTTGGTCTACAATCCTTTTCAACTGCACCGACAAGTACAGTAACTTATTCAGATAACATGGGATATGTTAGTAGTGTAAACGTGTACGACAGTTATGAAAAAAATAGACAGATTCAAGATTCAATGGAGAGATTATCAGATGCAGAATATCAAAGCTATGAAATAATTGAATCAATGAAAGAAAATTATCTTCTTAGAGAAACAATGTTTCCTAATACAAGTCTTGCTGGATACATGTACATAAAATATAAAAGTTGTGATGCAATAGATGTCAGGATTTCTCTAAATGGAGAAATTTACAAATTTATATGGACTTTTAATGAAGGTGAGGATAATCGCAATAACTCTGAAATAGATGATTTGTACTATTTTAAATGATAATGTGTCAATTATTTAACAATATTATTTTTTGATTTAATAATTAGCAATTATGAAAATATTATTCGGCCTAATTATGTGGACTGCATTTCTTTCTTGCAGTATTAAAAGTGATAAATCTGATACAGTATATATATGCACCGGACCTAAAGCAAAAGTATATCACAAATACAATGATTGCAGAGGTCTTGAAAGATGTTCAGGAGAGGTAAAAGAAATATCACTTGAAAAAGCAAAGAAAATAAGACGTCCTTGTAGAATATGCTATAAATAAACCAACTAATTAATTAAAAAGTACCTTTTTAAAAACAGAAAAACAATCATAACTAATTAATACACAAAAAGTTAAACGGTGTCCGATTAATACATTCGTAATGAGTAAGTCGCGGGTTCGAGTCCCGCTTTCGGCTCTTCTCATAAA